GGTCTATGGCAATGCTCATGTTTCTGGCAAGGCTTGGGTCTTTGGCGATGCTCAGGTCTTTGACAATGCTTGGGTCTTTGACAATGCTTGGGTCTTTGGCGATGCTCAGGTCTTTGACAATGCTTGGGTCTATGGCGATGCTCAGGTCTTTGGCGATGCTCAGGTCTTTGACAAGGCTTGCGTCTATGATGGCAATGCTCGGGTCTATGGCGATGCTCGGGTCTATGGCAATGCTCGGGTCTATGGTAATGCTTGGGTCTATGGCAATGCTCAGGTCTTTGACAATGCTTGGGTCTATGGCAATGCTCAGGTCTATGGCAAGGCTTGCGTCAAACGAGGGCAATACACTAGCACCCCTACATCAATTAGTAGAAGCGATAGTTATACATTTACTTTGCAGTCGGATGGGTCAGTTGTGGCAGGTTGCAGAGACTTCACACCTGAGCAAGCAGATGCTCATTGGGGGGAACCAAGCCATTACATGCACGATGAAAGTTGGGCTATTATACAGGCATTGAGGTCGGTATCAGCGGCGAGAGCTAAAGTTATGGAAGGGGCAAACAAAACACATTGAAGTTGTCTACCGAATGATATATCTGGCGGGGAGAAATCTTCCGCCATTTTTTTGTTGACAAGCAACTCGAATCGGTATACATTGAAATAGTAGAGAAAAGGAAATGAAAATGGATGATTTTGTAGGTTTGGATATTGTTTCGCTTCGTAAAATACTGTGCCAAACCATCATCGAATCTTGCGGGCGCGATTATGCGCTTGGGTGGTTGCAGAGTGCATACTCTTATGCGAGTATTGACGGAGATCGTGACTATGTAATTGCCCAAATTGTCGAGTATCGTGCTCGGAAAGATACCAAAAGTCAATTTTGATGAATACCCAAACGTAGTTGATAGTATTCAAAAAGGATATCGTATATGGAAAAATCAGAACTAGAAAACATGGTAGAACCATTGGCGCGATTGATGGCTGCCGAAACAATGGGATTGGTCAAAGATCCGCGGGGGCTTCGACTACCCAGTGATTTGTGGCAACAAAAGATACCAGCTGCAAGGGAATGGTTGGGCATCTAGTTGATGGGTTGACATTTTTCCAAAATCGGTATACATTGGTCATATAAAGACGTAAAGGAAACAATAATGAACTATAAATTCCCACAAATTCGTACCATCGACGACGTGCTTCCGCATATTGAAGGCCGATCTGAATTCATTGTTGCTGAGCGTGAGTTTGGAACCGTTATTAACTATGTTGTTTCTATGGCAACTACTTTTGATATGACCGGGCCAGATGATCTCGGTGGTGCAATCAGGCGCGAATGTCGTGGCATCAAGTTTGGGCTGGATGTCCATATCATTGCTCGTCCTTTTCACAAATTCTTCAATATAGGTGAACGTGAAGAGACGCTGCCTAACAACCTCGATTTTTCTGCTGATCATACAGTTTTTACAAAGCTTGATGGTTCAATGTCGCACCCTGTGTTGGTTAAAGACAAAATCCGGTGGTGCACCAAAATGGGTTTCACCGAAATTGCTGCTTACATGGATGATTTTGCTGCTCGTAACCCAAAGTACAATGACTTTGCTCGTGAATGTATTGCTGATGGTTACACCCCATTGTTTGAATATGTCGGCCCGCATAACAAGGTAGTTCTAGACTACGCTGAAGAAAACATGGTACTGCTCGCAGTTCGTCATATGGTTACTGGCGAGTATTTGGAGATGTAATATGGCCTACATGGCTTTCTACAGAAGAAAAGACGATCCTTCTTTTACCTTCTATGCAAGATTCATTGGGAGGGGTTTCTCATGTACTAGAGAAGAATTGCCACGGGAGATTGCAACTCATTGTCGGGCAATTCCATCCACACTTGAATATACATATGCAGAAGCTTCTGCCAAAAATGTACTGCTTGCTGATGCGGTGTCCCGTGGATTTAAAGTGGAATCACGTGATACATAACGATTGACAAATGCCCAGAATCGGTATAGTATCATAATATAACTAATAGGAACTAAATATGAATATCCTTTCTAAAATTTCTGAATATGATATCCCTGTAGTACAGTCCCATGCGCGTTTTACTTCTGCTGATGCGCTTCTCGAATTTACACGCCCGTTGATCGGAGTTGAAGGTTTCATCGTGGATTTTGGTGGACATAAAGTAAAGGTAAAAGCAGATCAGTATGTGCGCATTCACAAAGTAAAAGATAAAATTCGTACTGAGCGAAACATCCTTGAAATCATCATCAACGAAGAACTTGACGATGTGCTTCCAATTCTTGATGCAGCTGACTATGAAACTGTAAAGGCTTACGAGCGCCGCTTTGATGAGGGGCTTGAAACTGTTCTTGGTCGCATTGAAGGTCTTGTAATGCTTGGCCGCGTTCTGCATGGCGGCGATAAAAAGGAAGTTGCACTAAACTTTGTTCCAAACTTGATCCACAAAGAAGATGCTAGCTTTATCTTTCGTGTGCTTGACGGCAAAGAACTGCGCCCTCTTGTACTCGAACATATTCGCAAAGGTGCGGGCAATACTGCACGTTATGAAGCACTAGAAAAATGGATGGAGATGTGATATGGTAGAATTTGTTGATGTATCTATCCTTGATTTAGTAAAGTCTACTGAGTTTCTGCACCATATCAGGCCCTCTTTTAGAGATAAGCTTGTCTATGGTATTAGGAAACCAGCTGACACTGACAGAAGTATTGTATTCTATCTAATGTCTCGTAATTCCGAAGAAAAAAGAACTGAGGCAGATGTCGAAACATTCATCTTGTCATCAGAATATATTTTGGAACATCCATTTTGGAACAAAGGAGAACCAGCATGATTGAAGCACTTGAATACCAGAAAAAGCGTTCTATCCTAGAGGACTATGACTATGAAGAAAAAGTTCGTTTGTTGTCTTTGAACAAACGCATTGAATGGTTCATTGACAACAAACCTGATATGAGCCAAAATGATAAGTGGGATGCGTTCTATCATATCTGCGATGATTTTGAAGGTTATACCGAACAGCGCTTGATGCAAATGATCAATAACTCAATTCGCCGCAAAGGGCTGAGTGTATCTATCTAAATACGATACTAATATAGAAATGGTATAAAAATGAACACTGTTGAAAAACTAAAAGCAACAACACTTCAACTACGTAAAGATAGGCATAGCCTAGGACCTACAATGCAGTTTCATTTGAGTGAACTTGCGAATATTGGTAAGGCAAAGAACCGTCAGACAACCGAAGATGAAGCAATTCAATATCTAAAAAAAGCAGTGCAGAAATTGAAAGAAGACAAGCATTCTAATTTGCAAGAAGCTGATATTCTTGAACACCTGTTGCCTCAAATGGCGTCTGCTGACGAAGTTCGTGCTCACATCTTTATGCTAGAGGCAGAGCAAGGTCTTGACATCTCTAACAAGGGTGCTGTTATGAAAGCAGTGAAGGCAAAGTTTGGTGCCCTTGTTGACATGAAAATGGTTCAGGGTATGCTATAAAGAATAAATAACCGTAAACCAATGGAGAAGGTTTATGGAAAAGTTCACCGGATATATCAAGAGAATCGGTATATCCATTTCGGTTCTTTTTAATGTTTTACTCGGCGGAGAAAGCAACCAAACATTTAGTGCTAGAAATTACGGTTGGAAGAAAGAAGGAAAGCTAAATTTGGTTTGGCTAATTAATTTTATCGCTAGATATGTATTCAATGATTCAGATCACTGCTTGAACTCGTGGGTTTATTGGCACACCAGAAAAAATAAAGGAGTTTCTATATGATTACTATTTACGGTAAAGAAAACTGCCCGTGGTGTGTAAAGGCAAAGAACCTTGCTGAACAATACTCACTAAAATATGAATATCTTGATATTGGCGCTAACCCAGATCTACGAACTAAACTTTTCGAACGATTCCCAGCTACTAAAACAGTACCTCAAATCTGGTGGGACAATCGACACCTAGGTGGGTACGAAGCTCTTGCTACAGAGATTCAGGATACTATCGGAGGTTTCGGTGACCAACAATTTTGATCCTCAGAGCATACTTGACCTAGTAGTACCTAATCCGCGTACAGCAAATGCGGATATCAGTAAATATGATCGACATATTATAAGTATCATGATATCAGAAAAGTGCCTAATGTCAGAAGCAATGGCGCTTGACTTTGATATGAATATGGTAGATAAGAATAGTGTATTTGACATGGTAGACTACCTTGAAGAAGTGCTACCTGACATGAAAAAAATATCAGTCTATATGAGCATTTATACTGGGGCACTCTCGGATTTCTATCTTAACAAAAACTAGGCTATGCAATGAAAAAGACAAAAAGAAAATCTCTACTCGAAGCAGAGCAGCAAATGGAACTATTACTGAAACGAGTAGGCTACACTGGTAAATATTCTGGTAAAATCGTTAACGAAATACCAAACTATAAGGTAGAAAATCCTATCCCAACCTCCGATATTGTACCTGGCGCAATGAAGCCTAAGGATAGACTTGTTTATGATGGTTCTGAACTTTTAGGTATTACTCTTAATCACAAATCCGGTTATGAGCCAGTCCGCAAGGATAATAGGCAAGCGGCAATTGATTCGTCACAGATGCGGAGAAATTAAATAAATAGTACCAAAAGGGGTACTATTTTGATTATTGCTGGTGTGGACTACTCAATGACTTCGCCCTCGATTTGCATCCATAAAGGAACAGTCTGGGACTTTAAAAACTGCACATTCTTCTATTTGGCAAAGAAGGATAAGCATATTGTTGTCACCGACCAGCTCAAAGGTTCTTTGTACCCTGAGTGGAAGGTTGATCCAGAACGATATGACAATTTGTCTAGATGGGCCCACGGTATTATCCATGACTACTCAGTAGATAAAGTATTCATTGAAGGCTACGCATTTGGGGCAACTGGCCGGGTTTTTCAAATTGCGGAAAATACTGGAGCACTTAAATACCAGTTATGGAAAGAAGGTCTATCCTATGGTGTATATCCCCCAAGCATGATTAAAAAGTTTGCTACTGAAAAAGGCAATGCGAATAAAGAAAAAATGTGGGAAGCATTCAAAGAAGAAACACAATACAATCTTTTCAACATTCTTGGGCAAGAAGAAGGTAAACACTGGAATCCAATTTCCGATATCGTTGATGCATACTACATAACGAAACTAGGCTTTACTAATCAACTAAATAGTTGACATTACAGGGTTTATGATTTATATTATTTTTAGAAACTATAACTTAATTGAGGTGAGCATATGCAAATTAAACGAAAAAGCGTCATTTCGGGAATCGTGCGCGAATTAAACATTCCCGTAAACCCAGATGATTATGCTGCTTGGCAAGCGGGTCATGGTAATATCCAAGATATGATGCCGTATCTCAATGAAAGAGACCGCGAATTTATTCTTAGCGGAATTACAAAAGATGAGTGGAATAGCGCGTTCCAAGAACTACATGATGATGAGGCTGCAATTTGATATTTTTATTTAATGGACCTCCCAGCTCTGGCAAAGACGAGGCCTGCACATTTTTCAAAGAGAAAAAGGGGTTTACCCATATTTCGTTTAAAAAACAGCTTTTCATTGAAACTTGTAAACTTTTTGATGTGCCAATTGATTGGTTTATGGGCAATTATGAAAATACAAAGGAAAACAAGGTAGAAGAGCTTGGAGGTATTTCCCGCCGACAGGCTCTTATATACACATCAGAAACTCATATCAAACCTGTCTATGGTTTGGATTACTTCGGCAGAAAAGCGGCTGACGAAATAGAAATTGGCGTTGACTATTGCTTCAGCGATTGCGGCTTTAATGATGAAATCATTCCTATTATAAATAAAGTTGGAGCTGCAGCTATGATAATAGTTCAGCTCACACGACAAGGTTGTGATTTTTCATCTGATTCGCGAAGATATATCAATGGGACCTTGGTTCAAGAATTTGTTCTTGAGGCTGAAACTCCAATAATTGCACCACATATTTTGCCAGATAAATTTCCAATTAAAACCTATCGTGTACATAATAACGGAAGAGTAGAATCATTTCATACTATTCTAGAGCAAATTCACGAAAAGGAATTCAATGCCAGAAAAATCAATCAAGAAAAGGGCAAAAGCAGCTAGAGTATTTTGCGAAAACCCATATGAGTTAGAAACTATATTCGAATCACTCAGTATAGCAAGTAACGGTGATAAAGAATTGTTGTATTTCGACAGACTCATTGCAGAAATCCGATCAAACCCATCGGGTGATCTTACTAATATAAATTTTAAAATTTTAACAGAACTTGAATTAATCAAATCCCCAATATAAACTAGGAGAACTATATCATGGCTAACAAAAGCAGCGGAACAAAATATACATCGCAGGGAAAGCACAGCAATGTATCTAAGTCAACCCTTCGAGGGATGCGTGCTATGAAAAGCGAAGCAGATAAGATGCTTGACAAACAGCGGGCATGGATGAAGGGTCATAACCCATGGGTAACTATTAGCAACCCAAATAAAACCGAAACAGACAAGCTGTTCATCCGAGTTCGTTATAACGATATTATGCGCGGGTCCTATCGCGATCTTCGCAAAAAGTCAATCATCACAAAATAAAAGGCATTACATTATGAATGATATTGTATTTGATCTTGAGGTACTAAAAAAAGAACTCAAGGAAAAACTACAAAACGAGATCTGTGAAATTACTTTTACTAAAGTTGATGGTTCTAGGCGAGTCATGAACTGCACACTTAGGGCAGATAAAATCCCAGATACTCTCTCAGAAGAAAAGTCTGGGCGGACCAAAGCCGAAAATCCAGATGTTCAAGCAGTATATGATGTTGACGCTGCAGGCTGGCGGTCATTCCGCTGGTCTTCTTTCATATCTGTTAGAGAAGATAAGGTATAAACTATTGAGTTGCATTTACAAAGGTTCTGTGATAGAAACAGCTCTGTCACAGAACTCAAGAGGCGGTACTGAGCAAATGCGCAACCGACTGCTTAAACACGCCGATAACCAATTGCTTGGTAAAGTGGCAATACATTTCTCAAGGCCGAGGCAGCTATACCAAGATGTGCCCAATATTCTTTACTGTCATGATTTAGCTACAGATAATGAAAATAGTATACTTGAAAATAAAGGTTGGGAACAATTCAAACACTTTGTGTTTGTTTCTGCATGGCAACGAGATCAATATATTTCCAAATTCGGTATGCCATATTCACTATGTTCGGTAATACCTAATGCCGTCGAGCTAGAATACTCATACCCGAAAAAACGACAAGAAAAAGTTAGATTTATCTATCACACTACACCTCACAGAGGACTTCAGCTAGTGTATCCAATTATAGATGCACTATCTAAAGAATTTGATAACATTCATCTAGATGTTTACTCGTCATTTAGTATCTACGGATGGGAACAAAGAGATAAGCCATATAAGCATCTCTTTGATAAGATTGACAACCATTCGCATATGACGTATCATGGTGCAAAACCAAATTCTGAAGTGTTAACGGCACTTAAACAATCTCATATTTTTATCTATCCCTCAATATGGCAGGAAACATC